TGCGCGAGTAGGTATGGATGTAATTGGCAGGGCACCAATGCCTATGTTAAAAGCACCAGTAACCACGAACCGTGGACCGCGTGGACTAATCAATATTGAACAACCAATACAAGGCAATCTTGATTTAACAAAATTAAAAGATACAGGAATTACTTCATTAGGTAATAGAATGAATCCTAAGATGAGAGAAGATTTATTAGGTAGACGTGACCGAATACAACAAGATATATTTAGAATGGACAGTATGCAACGTCAAGGCGAACCTGTTGATATAAATAGATTATTTAGGTTACAAGATGAACTTGACGCTTTAAATAAAACTTTAAAATAATATATGTCGCAAGACAAAAAAGAAAAGTTAAAACTTTTAAAAGGGATTAACTTAGACCACCTTAATAAAGCAGAGGCAAAAGAATTTACTGTTTTATTAGAAGAACTCGAAAAACGCGAATTCCAAGAAAAATCAACAAGCACCTTTATGGATTTTGTCCGCGCTATGTGGTCAGAGTTTATTGATGGTAATCACCATAAACAAATGGCGGCGGCTTTTGATGAAATAGCATCAGGCAAGCTAAAAAGGCTAATAATAAATATGCCGCCTAGACATACGAAATCAGAATTTGCGTCTCATTTATTTCCTGCGTATCTTTTAGGTAAAAATCCTAAATTAAAAATAATAGAAGCAACACACACCGCTGACCTTGCAATTAATTTTGGTAGAAAAGTTAGGGATTTAATCGACGGCGAAGAATATAAAGAACTTTTTCCTGAAACAGAATTAAAAGCAGATAGCCGTTCGGCGGGTAAATGGTTAACAAGCCAAGGCGGAGAGTATTACGCAGCAGGTATTGGAGGTGCATTAGCAGGTAGAGGTGCTGATTTGTTTATTATTGACGATCCGCATTCCGAACAAGACGCTATGTCGGATAAAGCATTAGAAGAAGCGTACGAATGGTTTATGTCGGGACCACGCCAAAGATTACAACCTGGAGGTGCAATCGTAATAGTTATGACACGTTGGTCGAAAAAAGATTTAACGGGTCGTTTAATTAAGAAAATGGCACAAGACGAAGGGGCAGACCAATGGAAATTAATAGAATTTCCTGCAATTTTACCAAGTGGTAAATCATTATGGGAAAACTTTTGGTCATTAGAAGAATTAAAAACTATAAAAGCATCAGTTAGTCCGTCGAAATGGGCTTCGCAATATATGCAGCGACCAACAGGTGAAGGTATTTCTATAATTCCTAAAGATTGGTTTAAAATTTGGGAAGAAGATACACCACCTCCTTGCGAATATTTAATACAAAGTTACGATACAGCCTTTTTAAAATCAGAAAGAGCCGATTTTACAGCTATAACTACGTGGGGAGTTTGGTACCCCGAAGGACAAATAGGCGAAGAACGGTATAACGGCGACGAAGCGCACTTAATTTTATTAGATTGTATTAAAGAACGGTTCGATTTTCCTGAATTAAAAAATGAAGCGTTACGTTTATATGATTATTGGGATCCAGATACAGTAATTATTGAATCAAAAGCGTCGGGTATACCTTTAGTACAAGAATTAAGAAGGATAGGTATACCTGTAAATACATTTTCTCCAGGAAAAGGGCAAGATAAAATTGCAAGACTTAATGCAGTGAGCCCAATATTTCAAGACGGCAGGATTTGGGTACCTGATAATCGTTGGGGTGAAGAATTAATGGAAGAAGTTTCTGATTTTCCTGGTGGCGAAAACGATGATTTAGTAGATGCTACAACTTTAGCGTTAGCTAGGTTTAGAGAAGGTGGTTTTTTAAGTCTTTCGACCGATTACGAAGACGAGTATGATTACCCAAGACGTCAAAGGGTTTATTATTAATTAAATAAGTAGTAGAGTTTGCATATATGGCTATAGAAAGACAACCTTTTTCGGTAATTCCGATAGAGCAAGGCGAGTTAGATATAGAAATCGAACAGCCTTCTATGATGGATCCACAAAATACAGAAGTATTTATAGCAGAAGATGGTTCAGCGACTATAGGCTTTGATCCTGACCAACAAAATAACATAGCTTTTGGCGAAAATATCGCAGAAACACTAGACGAATCAACTTTACAAGAAATTGCTTCAGAATTAATCGGATATTACGAAGACGATTTAAATTCTAGGGACGATTGGTATACAACATTTAGTAAAGGATTAGATTTATTAGGGATTAGAGGTGAAGAACGTTCAGAACCATTCGAAGGAGCGTCAGGAGTACACCATCCTATACTTTCTGAAGCCGTAACTCAGTTTCAATCGCAAGCTTATAAAGAATTATTGCCTGCTGGCGGACCAGTTGACGTAGAAATACTTGGAGTAAGTAACGATGCTAAATTAGAAAAGGCAAATCGTGTAAAAAACTTCATGAATTACCAAATTACGTACAAAATGGAAGAGTTCGATCCAGAAATGGATCAATTATTATTTTATTTACCGTTATCAGGTTCAGCATTTAAGAAAATTTATTACGATCCGTCTTTAGGACGCGCAACTTCACGATTTATAAAAGCAGAAGACCTTGTTGTTCCATATTACGCTGTAGATTTACTAACTGCGCCAAGAATTACGCATGTTATGTATATGACAGAAAATGAATTACGTAAATTACAAATATCTGGCTTTTATAGAGATAAAGTTATGTCAGAACCGTCCGAATCTTATCGAACAGAACTTGACGATAAGTTTGATGAAATAGAAGGACTTTCAAGAACAGCACAAAACGAAGAATTTACTTTATTAGAGGTACATGTCGATTTAGATATAGAAGGTTTTGAAGATAAAGACGCAAATGGTGAAGAAACAGGTATAGCGTTGCCGTATATCGTAACAGTTTGTAAAGATACCAATGACATTCTGGCAATCCGCCCAAATTATGATCCTAATGATCCAATGCGCAAAAAGATAGAGCACTTCACCCACTTTAAATTTTTGCCTGGATTAGGGTTTTATGGATTTGGCTTAATTCACATGATGGGCGGGTTGACCAGATCCGTAACAGCGATATTAAGACAATTAATAGACGCAGGTACACTTTCTAATTTACCAGCAGGTTTTAAAGCTAGAGGGTTAAATATTCAAAAACATGACGACCCACTACAACCTGGAGAGTTTAGGGATGTTGATGTTCCAGGAGGAAGATTAGCAGATTCATTTTTACCGTTACCTTATAAAGAACCAAGTGCAACTTTAACTAATTTATTAGGGTTATTAATAGACTCAGGCAAGCAATTTGCTGCAACTATTGAACAACCTACAGGAGATGGTAATTCAGAAGCACCTGTAGGTACGACAGTAGCATTATTAGAAAAAGGTCAACGTGTTATGTCAGCTATACATAAACGTTTACATTACGCACAGCGTCAAGAATTTAAAATATTAAAAAGAGTATTTAGCGAAACACTGCCTCCAGAATATCCTTATTCTGTACAAGGAGCTTCATCTAATGTTTTTCGAACAGATTTTGATAGATCAGTAGATGTTATACCCGTTAGCGATCCTAATATTTTTAGTATGACACAAAGGATTGTTTTAGCGCAAACTCAATTACAAATGGCACAAGCGGCTCCTGATATACATAATTTACGCGAAGCTTATAGAAAAATGTATTTAGCTTTAAACGTAAAAGATATAGATTCTATATTACCTGCTGAAGAAGAAGTTCCTCCACGGGATCCAGTAAGTGAACAACAAGCCGCTATAACTGGACAGCCTATAAAAGCATACGAATTCCAAAACCATGAAGCTTACATAGCCGCTCATAGTGCGTTTTTACAAAACCCCATGGCTCAACAAAACCCTGCAATATTACAAATTATTGGGGCTAATATTCAAGAACACCAAGCTATGTTATATAGGGTACAAATAGAACAAGCAATAGGACAACCTTTGCCTCCACTAGACCAACCTATGCCTCCTGAGTTGATGAATGAAATCGCAGTAGCCGCTGCTACAGCAACACAACAAGTTACAGGTCAAGCACAGGCTATAGCACAAGCACAAGCTATGGCACAAAGCGATCCACAACGTGAAATGTTTGAACAACAATTACAACAAGAACGTGATGAGTTAATGCAAAAAGAAATGAGTGAACAACGTAAAGCAGAACTAGAAATGCAAAAAGCTCAAATAAATGCACAACTAGAAATGGAACGCATAGATGCAAACCGTGATGCACAAGAAATTAAAACTGCGATAGACTTACAAGAACTTGAAATGAAAAACGAAAGAGAAGTAGAAAAGAATTTTAATGAACTGGTACAAACAGTAAAACAATCAACTAGAGAGGAATAGTTATGAATAAATATTTTAATAACGATGACTACCCAGCACCTAAGTCGATGTCTAAATCTTCTTCTATGGCAAACCCTGCTGTACAAGACGATACTAAAACACAAGAGGTACAGGCTGGTAAACTTATTATCAAAGATGATAAAGTTACTGGCGAAGAATCTCAGATGAAAGCTGGATATGGTCAGACTAAAGGATTACTTTATTATAAATACATTAAATAATTAGTGGATTTTGTAAAAGTAATGGAGCACTTGCTCCAAAAAATACGAAAGAGAAAAGATGATCTTTCGCTTACGTTGGCTACTGGTAGTGTTCAAGATTTTGAACAATACCAAAGAGTGGTCGGAGAAATAGCAGGTTTGAATATAGCGGAGCAGGAAATTCAAACCGTACAATCTAATATGGAGGATATAGATGACTGATACTGTTCCAAATCGAGTAGATAATTTTGGTAGTACCTCACCTGTAGAAGAACAGGAAGCTGGGTTAACTGTTGAAACATTAGACTCGCACACGGAAAAATTACCGCACCCTACAGGATATAGGATATTAATCCTTCCTTTTTCTACGCCGTCTGTTACAAAAAGTGGAATACATTTAGCAAAACAAACAGTTGATAAAGAACGATTAGCAACTGTAGTTGGCTATGTAGTTAGGCTTGGACCTGACGCTTATAAAGACGAAAACAAGTTTCCAGATGGAGCTTGGTGTACAGAAGGGGACTGGGTTATATTCGGAAGATACGCTGGAGCTCGTTTTAGAATAGAAGGTGGCGATATGCGCCTTTTAAATGATGACGAAATTTTAGCTGTTATTAATAATCCTGAAGATATATTATCATAATCGTGGAGACAACCATGCAAGAAGAAGCACAAAAAATAGAATTAGAACTTCCTGAAGGGGAAGTGGATATAAG